AGGTCCAGAAGAAGCAAAACCTGTTCTTTCGAACAATGAACCTAATTGGTCAAACAAAGCTGCTGCTTTAACACCACAGACGATAGCTGTAACTTCACCACGACCTGCGTTTTGTGCAATGTGTGAAGAGGCTTCTGCGATTCTGTTTCTGAAAGCAAGTTTGTGTTCAACTTCTGAAGTTCCTGCTGGAGCTGCGGAATCCCATACGATAGGAGTTCCAAAAGAAGCGTTAGCGATTCTGCTGATAAGTGTGTTACCAAGTTCAGCGTTTATTTCCATTGTCAAATCGTTAATCATCTCAGTTTCAGCATCTTTACCAAAAGTTTGTTTCAATTCAAATGCTTTCAAACTACCCATTTCACTTCTTAAAGCGAATACTTCGGCTTTAACATCGGCAGAATCATAACTTGATTGAATAGTAGGAAGATTTCCGTTTTCTTCATATTCTGTACCAAATTCAACTCTGGCAACTTCAACACCAGTAATAGGAGTAATGAAATCAATTGTTACTAAACCAGTTGTGTAGTTAATGGTACCTGTTGCTAATGCTCCACCTACTGGAACAATGTTGCCATTACCATCATCAATAAGAGTCTGAGTTGTAGTAGAAAGACTTACAGTCAATGTTCTTTCTCTTACAGGTGCTGGAGTTAGGTTAAATGTGTAGGATTGTTGAGCTGCCACTAGGACACCTAGGTTTTGGTAAACTTTTTCCCCTGCGAATCCAACTGCTTGAGTTTGTGGTTTAGCAGTAGCATTTCTCAAGATATCGTTTTCGTGTACGTTACCTCTAGTTGTTCTAGCTTTGATTTGTTTGAAGTAAACTATACCTTGTTGCCCTTTGATTGGTTGAACTGAGCATAACAATGGAAGAATTGAAGCTGCATAGTTAGCTGTGATAACATCATAAGCATATTTAGGAAGTTGTCCCAAATCTTTCAATGTACCAAATGTTTCAGTTACCATTTTTTTATAGTTTTCAAACTGTCTAAACTGTTTACCAAGAACTACGTAGTCCATTGGTGTGATAGACCTTACTCTAGCAAGAGGAGATTCTTCTAAAGACTCCATGTAAGGTTTGTAGGTTTGGTTTTTTAAGAAGTACTCGGCACCTCTAAGTACTTTTTCATTTTGAGTCATCTTCATAATTCTAAATCACTCCTGTGTCTAACTTTACTTATATTCTACTTACTGTCTAATAATACATCTATTTATAATATAAACACCTATTTCTTTTTTTCGTTTTTATATTGTCTGAATAATTCAAAGATAGGAGGTTTATCCTCTTGTAGAGAAGGTCTTTTCTTTTCCTCTACTTTTTTCTCTTCGATTTTTATCTCCTCTTTTACAATCTTTTTGTTTTTGCTGTCTAGAGATTTTAGGATTTCAACTGTTTGAATTTCACCCAAAGTTTCCAGCATACTTCTTACATTTTCTAGAGGGGCTTTGTATTCTCTGGAAATAGATAATATTAGGTTTTCATTTTGTTTTGATTTTTCGTCATTAACAAGATGCTCTGCTCTGGAGATGATTTCTTTTACTTCACTTAGAGGAATGCCCAAGGTAACAGTTTCTTCTAGTATCTGTTCAATAACAGGTATTGACTCAACTATTTTATCGAATTCACCTAATTCAGACCATCTGTTGTTCTCTTCTGTAAGTTTTTTGATTTTTCTCTCAACTTGTTCGGGTCTTCCTAGTTTTGCATAAGATTCTAACAATGTTCCAGATTTATCTAAGTCTTCTTTCAAGCTTGAAATATCATCTATTTCACATTCAGCTAGAATGTTTTTAAGACCAGTAAGTTCCTTTGAGATTTCAATTTTTTCTGCTTCAACTTCTTTAGATTTGCTTAAATCTTCTGTTAATTGTATAATTGTTTCGTCCTTTTCTACAGCTTCTTTTTGCAATCGAACTATTTCAGCTTCGTTAAGAATTCTAGCTTCATTTAATTTTTTTACTTCTTCATTAAGTGAATTCTTTTCAGTTCTTAAATCTTCGTAAATCTTTTGAGTAAATTCCATTTCTTGTCTCCTCATGTCTTCTTTTATTTTCTGCATACTTTCTTTAATAGAAGGATTAGTCTCTATAAAACCTGGATTAAGCACAAAATCAAATGTCTCCAAATAATAATTATTCTCATCCACTATAGGCATACCATTGTGGTCTTCATTAGCTTTATAATCACCAGAAGCTCTAGAAGATACTTTTATCTTTGAACCAGCTTTCATAACAACATACAGGTTTCTTCCCGCAGGAGTTCCTAATATATAAGCTTCTCCCATACCCATCTTAGTACTAGGGTCAATCCATAGTTTAGTTACTATGTGAGAAACTTTACCATCTGTTATGTCAGACTCAGTTATACCCCTATCCTCATGACCTATACATCCAAACATAACTTTATCATCTAATCTTCTTTTTAAATCTGGATGTTCAATAATAGTTTCCCAAAATATCTTAGGGTAGTATCTCTCATTTCTAGATATCCCGTCTGGAACAAAAAATACACCTTGTACTACTGCTAACACATTTCTGCCATCAGCAACAGACTTATTAGAAGACTCATTTAAATAATCTTCTTTCAACTCCCATCTATTATCTGGGATATCCCATAATTCGTGTTGGAAATTTTTATTCATTGTCTTTTCTAGCTCCAAAATCTATCGTTTTAGAATAAGTAACTTGATTTGTAGTTTCTTTTCTCTTCCAAGAGGACATATTATATAATGATTTTATACCCTTATTGCTAGGTTCAAAATTTTGAAGGGCATGGACTAGTTCAGAAAAACTCTTGTTATCCTTGATTGATTTTAAAACGTATTCCTCTATTTCAGCATCCTCTTCCATAGCTCTTTTATCAACCTTTATTGTTATCTTAATAGTCTTATTTTGATTTTCGGCTTCTATATCCCATATTAGAGGTGCAGTAGTAGAATTCAAATCATACTTGAAGTGCCTTAAACTTAAAGATACCAAAGGACTTTCTATATTTACATCCTTCGGAATGCTAACTCTCTCTATAAGATTTAAAATTTTATCTAATCTACCTATCACCGTCTATTTTCCTTCTTCTAACCATCATAGATTGTTTTCTAGCTAAATTAGCTTGAGGTGTTCTAGCCTTTATTCTGGCTTTAATCAGGTTAGCATTATTGTGTAGGTTAGCCACTCCATCAACACCACCTAATCTATTTCTAACATTTTTCACTATACTATGTTCTACTCTCTTAGTGAAAAGTTCCTCCTTTAACTCGTCTTCCTCATCCTCGTTATCGGGTTCTAACTCTTCTCTATCATCGTGAAGCGGTGATTCTGTTATCTCCACAACAGCACCACCACCCTCACAAATTATATTAATTAGTTTATGTATCTTATCAAACATATCAGTCCAACATATCAAATATATCAGGGTCGTCACTCATTGCCTCATTTGCAAAAAATGAATCCCTACCTGTATTATACATCTCGTTCTTAAACTGTGCATAGTCATCATCATCTTCTACAGATTCGTTTTCTTCATCTGATTCTTCTTCGTCCGATTCTTCTTCGTCCGATTCTTCTTCGTCTGATTCTTCTTCGTCTGATTCTTCTTCGTCTTCCCCATACATATCGTCATCGTCACCAAATGTGTCTTCTTCTTCAGAATCTTCATCCGATTCTTCTTCATCCACGTCATCTATAAATTGTTGAAGAGTATCTAAATCTACAACAGTGTCTAACATGATTCTAGTGAACATTATTAAAGCATGTTGAACTTCTTTATCTGAAGAATCAAAAGCTCTTTTCAATTTTAACAATGCATGCACATTATCTTCATCACCATCATCATCAACATCTTCCCCGTCTTCATCTTCTTCTTCATGCTCTTCATGTTCTTCGTCATCAAGTTCTTGACTATCCATAGACTCTTCGTCTTCTTCATCTGGAGTTTCGGCAATATCCCTGACTGAGATATCTTCTAAATCTTCTTCATCTCTTTCAAATTTAAAATTAGGAGTCAATTCTCTTAGACTTTCCAAAAGTGATTTCTTTTTATCCATTTCTAATTCTCCAAACTTATATGTTATACATATTTTATATTAAACCTCTAGTTATAATATAAATTAGACAATTTATATACTAGACTTAAAAAGTATCCGCTATGTTTACACTACCACCACTAGGGGTTTCTGGGGATGTTGGAGCCTCTGCTGTAATTGTGGGAGTTTCCCCCGAAGTACTTGAGGCAGTCTGACTTGTTGTTGTCGGCGTTGATAACTGCGGAGCAGCGAATGACGTGGCTCCTCCTTTGGATGCTCTTGAAGGGGTAAAAGAGTCTCCCCCAACTTCTTTAGGTATTTGAATATTTCCCCTACCATCTGAATATAGTTTTAACACCTTCTGCATTTTAGGGAAAGCTGCGGTATACATTTTAAAGAATTCCAAAACTTCTTTGCTATCTACTTCTAAAGCCAGTTGTTCAGATGAAGATATCTCATTAAGTAGAGCTATAAAATCTTTCAATGTAGTCATAACCGCTACTATAACTTCCATGTCATCCATTAAATCTACATTAGTAACAGATTTAAATTTAACTTTTATGTCATTCCTTTCTACATAATAACCCTTATGAAATAAATGTTTATATATGATATCTTTTATACCATTACCATAGCATGTCTGAATATTTACTAATTTAGTAGAGTAGGAGGAATATACTTTAAGCATATCTGTTTTACCTAAGAGTTGGTCTCCATAAGCTAAATAAAATGAGGGAACTCCCATAGCTAAAGCGATATTTTTACGAACATCATTGATTCTATTATTTAAAT